CGACCATCGAATGGTTGTCCGGTTTGGGCGCGGTCCAAGAGGCAGCGGCGGTGGCCCGGATTTTCCGGGTCGACCCGGTCAGTTTGCTCGCTGACGACGGCGACGAGTGGCCGATGCTGGTGCGGGTTGCGGCGGCCCGCTACGTGGTGCGTTGCGAGGAAGCGGCAGCGAAGCGGGCTCGATCCGATACCGACGGTCGGTGAGCGTGTCGTGCCCGTTCGCGCCCGCTCCCGCTGACACGATCACCCCTGGCTCGATGGGCGAGGAGGTGGTGCGGTGGCCGAGGAAGAAGCACATCTAAAGATCACCGCGTCCGACGAGTCGCTCGCCCGCGCCTTGGAGAGTACTGACGCGCACCTGAAAGAGACGCAGCACGAGCTCGGCGAGATGGGGCGTGCCGGGCTCAGGGCGGGTGAAGAACTTAAGACCGGCATGGACCAGGGGCAGTCGGGCACTCAGCGTGCCCGTAACGCCCTGGGGCAGTTCATCCCCGTGGCGCACGCCGCCGGTAGCGCCGCCAGCGGTGCGGGCGCCAAAGCCGCCGCCGGGGCCGTCGGTTTCACCGCGCTGGCCGCCGCGACCAATAACGCCACGAAGGCCAGTAAGAAGGGCGCCGACGACACCTCGATTGACAAGCTGGCCGGCAAGCTGGGCAAGCTGAGCAAAACTCTCGGCGGCATCAAGCCGATAACCATGCTGTTCAAGTGGGGCACGATCCTCGCTGGTGGTCAGGCGATCGTGGGCATGCTCACGTCGCTGGCCGCTGGCGGCGTGATGGCGGTGGCCCGGCTGGCGCCGATGGTCGGGGTGCTGGGCGCGCTAGGTCCGGCACTGTTCCTCGGCGCCGGCATGATGGCCATCTTCAAGATCTCCGGTATGGACGTCGGGGCGATCCTGCGCCCGTTGACCAATGACATTCGCGCGATGCGCTATGAGATCACTCAGGCCATGGTGCCCGGTCTCCAGGCATTCAACAGGGAGATACACGACCGGTTAATGCCGACCTTGAAGACGGGTCTAGTCGGCATGGCCGGATCGTTTGCTACGGCCGCGAAGAACTTCGGCGCAATGATCACCAATGCGCGCACGGTGGGGCAGATAGGGACCATCTTCCGAGTCATCAATCCCATTGTCGCGATGCTGGGCAACATTCTCGGGCGAGTGTTCAATGTCTTTATCAATCTCGCCTTCTCCGCGTTGCCGATGTTCCGGTCCATGGCCGACGGTGCCGACCGACTGACGACTAAGTTCCAAGCCTGGTCGAATAAGATGACCGACTCTGGCCGGGCCACGGCATTCATGAACCGGGCATGGGAGCAGGCCAAAAGCGCCGGGCACACCCTGTGGAACACCCTCGTTGCGCTCTATAACATTTTCACCATCGCCGGTCAGGCCGCTCGTGTCGGGTTCGGTGGCGGACTGGCTTCGGCGTCACAGCGGTTCAGGGACTGGACGCAGTCCGCTAAAGGCGCCGATTCGATCAGGAAGTTCTTCGATGACGCGATCCCCGTCCTGAGGGAGACCGGCCGGATCCTGGCCTACCTCGCCGAGGGGTTCGCGCACTTCGGGAACAGCCCGCAGACCGCGAAGCTGCTGGAGCAGATCCGCACCCAGCTGCTGCCCGCGCTGGGCAACTTGATCAACAACTTTTCGGGGCAGGGCGGACTCGGTCCGGCGTTGGTCAGTGCGATCAGCGGGATCGCCCAGGCACTCAGCCAAATCCCCCTGGGTGGCCTGACGCTCATCTTGCAGGCGGTCGCCGCACTGGCCGGGTCCATCGCGTGGCTGGTCGCCAACGTGCCCGGCCTGGGCCCCGCCATCGGCATCTTCCTGACCCTGTGGACCGTCGCCGGCACCGGACTGAAGGCCGCCGAGATGGGCGTCAAGGCGTTCAATTGGATCAGCAAGGCCGCCGGTGACTCGAAGGATCTCTCGATCGCCCAGAAGGCTCTCGGTGCCGTGCTCAAGGGCGTCGGACCGGTACTGCGCACGGTCGGCGAAGGCATCCTGTTCATCGGCCGGGCGATCGCTGCGGCGTTCATGGCAAACCCGTTCATCGCGATCCTGGTCCTATTCGTCGGCGCACTGGTGTTCATGTGGTTCAAGTTCGACTGGTTCCGCAACGGGATCATGACCGGCCTCAAGCAGATAGGCGACTTCTTCGTCTGGATCTGGGACGGCATCAAATGGGCCGTCAGTGGCGTGTGGGATTTCATTAAATGGGTTTACAACGGGATCGCGAAGGGTTGGAACGCCATCCCTGACATCAAGATCCCTGATGTAATCCCCGTTATCGGCGGTACCTCATTCGGCCTGCCGAAGCTCCCGCTGCTGGCGAAGGGTGGAGTTGTCGAGTACGGCATGGCGATCGTAGGCGAGCAGGGCCCGGAAGCCCTGGTGGCCGGCGGGAAACTGCTCGGCATGGTCGGTACGAGCGGGCCGGAGCTGCGCACGGACCTGCCGCGTGGCAGCTACGTCGTACCCAGCCCGGGCACCATCGCCAGCGGCATGTTCCATTCGCTGCCTGACTCCGTGGTGAACGCGGTGGCCGAGGTGCCCGGCTACGGGGAACTGCTGAACCGTCCCTCGGCGGCGCCGGGCGCCCCGCAGGTCGATGTGCGGGTCGACACCGGCGGCGCGGAAGTAGTCGAGGCCGTAGACCGGCTGACAGCCGCCCTGACGCGTCGGCCGCCGCCCGGTGGGGATGACAAAGCGGAGAAGCTGCTGGCCGCTGTGCTGCGCGATCGGCGCCAGGAAACCATCACGAACCGCTACCGGTACTAGGAGGTGAGCACGTGGCACTGACCGTGATCCGTGACCCGGTGAGCGGGGTCAGCTACACCGCCGTGCCCGGCCTCAAGGCGTACCTGGTCACCGAGTCCGGCGGAGCATCGTTTTCCTTCCAGTTCGCCCCGCCAGTCATCGAGTACGCACTGCTGGAAGACAACTACGTAGAAGTGGAACGGGTCGGGCTGCGACCGCTGCTAGTCCGCAAGGGCGCGAAGCTCAACACGATCAAGTTCACCGCCCAGATCGCCAGCAAAACCAATTTCTTCGAGGAGCAACAGGGCTACCTCGACACCCTGGTTGCGGTGGCGCGCTCCCGCGAGCGGGTGATGATGCGCTACAGCGTCTATGAGGCCGGGCTATGGCGTATCACGACGCTGGCGGTGTCCTCGGTCGTGCGCGACCCGGTGACCAACGGGATCCTGCAAGCCACGGCGGACCTCACGCTGACTATGGCCAGTGATCCGGCCGGCGGGGTCGGGCCGGTGTCGGCCCCAGTGAATCCGCAGCCTGCGCCAGCGGCAGCGGCGACGACAGCGCCGCGTACCTATACGGTTGCCCAGGGTGACTCCCTATGGTCGATTGCTAACCGATTCTACGGTCGCGGGGATCGCTGGCCAGTCATCTTCGACGCCAATCGAGACAAGATCACCACGCCGTGGCTGATCAATCCGGGGACGGTCCTCACCATCCCCCCGTAAAGAGGAGTCAGCTATGCCGTGGATCAACGCCCTGATCATGATTGTGATCGGCGTCGTGCTCATCGCCCTGGACACTCTGTTTCCCTATCCGCTGTCCACCATCGCCTACGTGGTCGGCATCCTGCTCGCCGTTATCGGGCTCATCTTCCTGATTCTGGGCCTCGTGCGCGGCGGCCCTGGCACGCGTGTCTAGCACGTAGTTCAGCTCAGAGACGTAGTCGGTTACGTCGCCCAGGCGGCCGTAGGCGGCGAGCTCGTGCAGCTGGGCGTCGTGCAGTCGCACCCAGACCCCCTCGTGCAGGATGCACGACCAGCACCAGGGGGTGAGCTCGCCCCGCTCGACCAACTCCAGGGTGCCGCAGGTCACGAGCACCTGATCTCCGCAGTTGTGGCACTCCCGCAATACCGAGTCGATACCACCGTTGCCCTGGGCGATGGTCGAGCACAGCATCGGGAGTCCGGCGGGACTTTCTTCGGGCCGGACGCGCCGCCTTAGGATTCGGAGAGTCGATGTCGGGGGGTCCGGCGGCGCGTCCGGCCCCACGGTTTGAGCACTGACAGCACCGTCGCTGTTGTCAGTGCCAGTACGCCGCCGATGCGCGCCGCCGGGCTTGCCACGTGCGCCAGTATCAGGGCTAAGCCGATCGTCGTAAGCACGGCTGCGATCGCCGTCTTTCCGAGTAGCCACCAGTGCTGGGTTAGACCCCAGGGGGTGCCGGCCGCGAGCCAGAGCCCACTGGATAAGACCAGGCCAACCACCGGAACGAGTATCCACGGGATGAGTGTGCCAGCCTCTCCGTCGAGGATTCTAGAGTCGCCGGCCAACCCCCCATGCTGGCCGGCGACGTCGAATAAGACCAGGGTGAACAGCATCCCGGTCCAGATGGATGAGCTCACGGCGTGCACCGCGAGCAGGACCGCGCGAGCCCGGCGCGACAAGCGCCGAGGACGGTTAATTCGGGCGACCGCGCTGTCGGGGGATGTCGACGGAGAAGTAGAAGGTGGGCGTGCACCAGGTGCAGGGTTGACAAGGCTCAAATTTATCAACTGCCACGGGGGCGTCGATACAGCCATGGATGCCGTCGAGCGTGGCTCGCCGCAGGGCGGTCACCTCGCTTATAGCACATCGGTCGTGTGTCTCCTCACGAGTGGTCATGCTTCGATGCGACCACACACATAGTGGCCGGTCAATCACTCACTGGTGGCTCTCCTGGGTGCTGTCAGTAATCGGTGTGTCGCACCTGTAGACGCGGCTGCGCTGGCTAGGTTGACGCGGTGGCAGCCGGGCAGGTTCACCTCACCGGGCCACAGGTGGCTCAACTCGTCGTCGAGGCGAACTTCCCGCCGCAGGACCGCGTAACAATGGTCGCGATCGCTAAAGCCGAATCAAGCTGGACCGTAGACGCGATCAACACCGCCAACAGCAATGGCACGGTGGACCGTGGCCTATTTCAGATCAACTCTGTTCATTCCCAGTACAACGCCCAACAGCTGCTGACCGACCCCCGTTACAACACGACGGCCGCTAAGGCGATCTACGACGGGCAAGGGCTCAAGGCGTGGTCGACCTACAACGCCGGTCAGCACGTCCCCTACATGCAGGAGTCCGCCCAGGCAGTCGCCAACGCTGGTGGACTCGTCGGCCTGCCGCCCGTGCCTGGCTCCGACCCGGCCAGTCAGACACAGGTCTACGGGCCGCTGGCCAGCGAGGAAGTGCGAGCGGGCAAGGGCGTGGCCCTGGATTTCAACTCTCCCACGGCGGACGGATCCCTCGGGGTCATCTATGTCCTCGGTACCCAGATCAGCAACAACGTCGGGCCACTAATAATCGAGGAACCGAAGTTCACCGCCGGCATGACCGTAATCCCGCACATGTCGTTCTCGGTCATGGATTTCAACTACAACATGAGCAACCTACAGTTGTTCGATTCCGGCAACCGAGTCACCTGGCGCGACGCCGACATGCGCACCGACACCGTTACTTTCGCCCCCGGCACCCACGGACAGGGGGAGGCCGAAGTCGTTGCCGAAGACGGCATCGTGCACGCGCTACGACTTCTCCGGGGGCCGAACGTCGTCAACAACATCGACGCCGTCACCTACGTGTTCCAAGAGCTGTCCACCGCCGGCTACGACCCCACGAAGTACCTGCTCGGCGAGGCCGTGCCCACCCAGTCATCCATCAGTCGCGACGTGTGGGATCCATCGATGGGCGCCGTCACCGAAGCCGAGTACCCCAGCGCCTGGACGACGATCAACCGCCTGGCAAAAGAACTGGGCAAGTGGTGCTGTATCTCCGGGCGCCGGCTCATCTTCGGGTCCGCCCGCTTCTGCATGGCCTGGGCTGCCGCCAGCCCGGTCTACCTCGGCTGGGACCGCGCCCCGGCCGAGGAGGCAATGATGGACATGCCGACCACCACCCGCACGACCATCGCCGAACGGCAGATGATCCTCCAGGTCAAATGCCGTGTCCCGCACGCGCGGGCGAACCTGTTCCGCCCCGGCGTGCCCGTCAACGTCTACGGCGTCGTCGGCACCGTCTACGGGCCTAACAAGACCCCAGCGACGCGCGCCAACCCGCTGCTGATGATGGTCACCGACATCGAGCACGTGCTCGCCACCGACACCGACGGCGCTGATGTCACCCTCGTCGAACCCGTCGACCCCTACCCGCACCCGCCGGGATCGACGCTGAACCCCAACGATCCGAAGGCGCCGCTGGCCGGCGCACTCGGTATCTCCGGCGGTGGCGCCGACGGACAAGTTGAGTCATTCGTGCGCAATGCGCTGTCTCAGACCGGCAAGGCCTATGTCTACGGGGCGCAGCCGTCGGCCACGGACCCGAACCCGAACAGCTTCGACTGCTCAGCACTGGTGCAGTGGGCGGCCACCCGTGCGGGTATCGCGGGGGTGCCCCGAACGTCACAGGCGCAGCACGCGTGGTGTGACCAGATCTCGGCGACCACGGCGATCGCCACTCGTGGCGCGCTGCTGTTCCCGTCGACCTTGACGCACGTGGCGATCTCGTTGGGCAACGGGAAGACCATCGAGGCTTCGACCGAGGGGGTTCCGGTCGGTCAGCTCAACGCCAACACCAGCCGTTTCCAGCTCGGCGGCCGGCTCAAGGGCGCATTGGGGTACCCGTAATGGTCGCGACGGTTGGCGGCAACTACGGGACGCTGCACCGCGCCATCGTGCGTTCGGTGACCGCGACCGGGGTCACCGTGGAGATCCCGCTGCTGGCCCCGAACGCCAGTTGGGGTCCGATCCCCACCGCCGTACCGAACCTGGCGGTCGGCGAAGCCGTGATCTGCGCCCAGATCTCCACCTCCCGAGACACCCTGGTCGTGCTCGGCCGGGTGCCTGGTCGCGCCCCTGCGGTGGGCGAGATACCGACTTTGTCGGCCACGATCGCCGCCTTGCAAGCCACCGACGCCGCCGCCGCGACGTCGGCCGCCGCGCTGACCGCCCGGGTAACCGCCGCTGAAGGCAACATCACCGCCAACGGTACGGCGATCGCGACGAACACCGCTGCGATCGCTGCACACGGGACGCGGCTGACCACCGACGAATCCAACATCACCACCAACACGACCGGGCTGGCCACGGCTAACACAGCGATCACCGCCAACGGCACGGCGATCACCGCGCATGGCGTGCGGTTGACCGCACTGGAGGATCTGACGGCGGTCGGCAAGTCCCGCGCGGTGTATCAAAAGAATGACCAATCACAGAATAATGCCAACGGCGGCACCACCTATACCAACTCCACCGATCTTGTATTGCCAGTGGTCGCCAACGGCGTTTACCTCATGGAGTCGCAGCTCATTTACGACACCACCACCGTCCCCCAGATCAAGATCAAGTTTTTGTTGCCGACGGGCTCGCCAGCCCTGCGGATCGCCCCGTGGTTCTCCGGCGATCCGGCCGGCAACGCCGCGATCTGGCACGACGTCTTCGACGGAGTCGAGTTCTTCCCGGGTGCCAAGAGTTCCAGCGGCGGGTTCATGAGCTGCCGCCCCGGCGTGATGTTCACCGTCGGCACCACCGCCGGCAATCTCAACGTCCAGTTCGCCCAGAACACCGCCGACGTGACCAGTGCGGTGCTGAAAGTCGCCTCCTGGATGCGTCTGACCCGCATGCTGTGACGGGGGCGATACGGTGATCGCATGACGCCACGGCTGATCCACGTGCAAGGATCCGTCCCCGCCCGCACCCCCGCGATAGCCATGGAACTGCTAGCCGACAAGCTCGGCTCCCGGATGAGTGGATTCCCCCACGGCGAGATCAAACGGCCCAACTGGGTGATCGAGATCGTCGAGGGGCGAACCGAAGACCCGGATCTGATTACCGTGCGCCATTCCCGGATGCACGAGCCGATCCCCCTGCGCCCGTTCCTGCACCCACCGCGCTACATACCCCGCCCCGGCGTGCGACTCACCGGCGACATGCTGGCACTGCCCTACGCCGCCGAAGCGATCGCCACCCATCCGATCTACCGGAAGTTGGTCGAGCAGTACAACCTGCCCGCAGACCTGTCACCGCAGTACGGCATCCCCGACCCGCTGAATCTTTCCGCGTTCTCCTGGCTCAACCCACTACGCCACTATCCCGCCGAAGCCGACGCCGCGCTGCGGGAGGTCAACAACATTTGGGCGATCACCGACGGGCGCGTGCTCTACCAGCTGGAGATCCCTCTCCAGACGTGCGCGGTAGCGTGGGCGCCGAAACGTCTACGCTCCCGGGTCGCCGAGTCGATGGCCCGGCGCATCAGCGAGTTCATCGCCCGCACCCCGCTTGGTTCCGCGTGGACGGTGCACCTGTGCGTCGGAAACAAAAACGACATGCCACTCGTCGACCTGACCGACGTCGCGGCGCTGGTGGAGCTGCTCAATGCGCTGGGCGCCTACTGGCCGAGGACGCAGGCGCTGGTCGGCGCGAGCTTGCCGTTCGGCTCCAAGGTGCGCCCGGTGCCCTTGACGGCGAACTACTACACGGCGCTGTCCGACGTGTTCCTGCCGCCGAATGTGCAGCTGGCCGCCGGCCTGGTCCGGGGCGATGTGCCGCCGGACAGTCCCGGCTGGAGTGACTGGGTTGGCCAGCATCAGCGGGCGCTGAATCGCATTGAGCGGATCGCCGACCGGGGCCCGTGGAAGATCTCCACGCCGTGCGGGTGGAGTCGAGCGCCGGAGAACGCGGAGTCCACCGTGCGATTGCTTCTCGCGCTGTCCGACGCCGCTTAGGCGCGCCACAGCGGTGACCACGGCGGCGCGTGACACCATGCCGCCGTGGCGCAAGTCTGGGATTTTCCGTTCGGCCTAGGTCCTGGCGGCAGCGTGGCTACCGTCGAGCAGGGCTCCGATCGCGACTTCGAGAACCTGATCGCCGTGGCCCTCTATACGCGGCCCGGCGAGCGCATCCAGGCCCCCACTTTCGGCATCGCCGACCCCGCCTTCAGTGGCTGGGAGGAGCCCGCGCTACGCCGTCACATACTGGATTTCGGTCCCCCGGTAGACATCTCCACAGTGATCGTGTCCCGCACCAGTGACGGTCTCGGCGACCGGGAACAGGTCACCGTGACCTGGAAACGGCCCGAATCGTGAGCGCACCCCTCAACCGTCCCCCGGTAGACCTCGGCGCGTACGTCGACCTGCGCATCTTCGACGTCCCCTCGCAGGACCTCGTCGACGCGATGATCACTATGTATGAGATCGGCAACCCCGGCTGGATCGCGCGCGAAGGCAACACCGAGCTCGTGCTCATGGAGTCGATCGCACTCGGTGTGGCCGAGAACGTGGCCACGATCAACCGCCTACCCGGCGCCGTCGTCGAAGCCGTCCTCCAGCTCGCCGGAGTATTTAAGGACTTCGGCGCGCCGGCCACCGCCACCGCCACCATCGCGGTGGCCGACGGCCTGGGCTACACCATTCCCACAGGCACCCGGTTCTATCTACCGCTGGCCAACGGCACGGTGGTCTTCCTATCCCAGGCGCCCGACGTGCAGATCGCCTCGGGCATGCTCACCGCGACAGTCAATCTGATCAGTCAGATCAACACCGCCGCCGCCAACGGCGTCATGGCACCGGCCCGCCTCGTGCTCGCCGACCAGCTGAACATGGTGCAGACCGTGGTGCTCGCCAGCACCGTCGCCGGGGGGCGCGACCCCGAAACCGACGCCGCGTGGCGCGATCGGGGAGTCGCGGCTTTCAAGCGGCTCTCGTCCACCCTGGTCGTACCCACCCAGTTCAACGCCGCAGTCGATGAAGACCCCCGCATCGGCCGGGTGATGACCATCGACCTGTGGGACGGGTCAGGGTCGACACCGGGCACCGTCCCCGGACACATCACCTCCGCCGTACTGGACCCGACGGGCCTGGGACTGAGCACGCCGGTCCTGACCGACATCCAGGCCACCATCCAGGCTCAGGCGGCTGCCATGCTGGTCGTGCACGTCATCAACGCCACCCTGGATACGATCAACGTTGTCGCCACTATCCGCACCGCGCCCGGCTACACCCCGGCCACCGTGGCAGCTGCTGTGGTGGCCGCTGTCCGCAACTACGTCAACCCTCTGACGTGGGCCGCCGGGGGCACGATGCGGCACAACGAGTTCGTGAGCCTCATCGATCAGGTACCCGGCGTGGACTGGGTGGGCACGGTGACCCTGAACACCTCCAGCGGGGACGTCGCAGCGAGCACGCCTAAAGCCTTGCCGCAGGCTGGCACGGTGACCGTGACCGAGGCGCCATGACCGGCACCGCGATCCCCACCCTGCCGGCACCGCCGACCGTGAACCCTTTCGCTACACGCGTCTTCGCCCGCCTCCCGACGGCATACCAAGTGTTCGACGCGACCAGCGGATACCTCTTCCTGCTCTACATCGACGCAGTGACCTCGAAACTGGGCGACATCCAAATCGCCATCGACCGGATCCGGGGCAAGCGCCCCATCGGCCCGGCCGCCCCCCTGCCGGCGACGCTGCACCCCTCGCAGCTGGCCGACTACCTGGACAACCGCACCAATACGATCTCCGCCCTAGGGGATCCCCTGGTCGCCGACGCCGCATGGTTGCCGTGGCTCGTGCAGCTGGTCGGGGGAACCCTGGACCCGGCCGCGAGCGTGGCCGAACAGCGCGACACCATCCGCTACGCCACCTCCGGGTGGCAGGCCGGCAACGTCGCCAGCATCGAATACGCGGCTAGGACCGCGCTGATCGGGTCCCAGTACGCCAAAGTCATGCCGCACGTGCTCGCCGACGGCTCACCGGGCGGTCCGTGGGATGTCACGATCCTCACCCGCAGTTCGGAGACACCCGATCCGTCGGCAGTGCTGGGCGCGGTCCTGCGCAAAGGTGTGAAGCCGGCCGGAGTGGTCCTGCACTACCGGGCCTTCGGCGCCAGTTGGAACATGCTGGAGAGCGCGCGCCCCACCTGGAGCCTGTGGGAGTCCGACAGTCTGGGGCCGGTCAGCTGGAATCGACTGGCGGAAACGGGCCTGTCTTATGCCAGCGTTCCGGGCAACCTTGTGCCCAACGCCAGCTATGAAGCTGACACCTCAACCTGGACGGCCGGGACGAACACGACGAAATCGTGGCTGGTCAACGGGGTCGACGGGTTGGGGCAGTGCATCCTCACCGCGACGGCGGCCGGACAGGTCAAGCTCACCTCGGCGACGTTCGCGGTAACCGCCCTACTGGACTACCGCAGCGCGTGCTCCCTGAAGGCGACCAACGCGCGCACGGGACGGCTGATCCGTACCTGGTCGACCGGGGCTACGGCGACCAGCCCGGACTTCACCTTGCCGGCGGGACTGTGGAAGCGGGTGCCGTCGTTCGTGGCCACCGCGCCGACCGGGGCGACCACGGCATCGGTCGCTGTGCAGATCGACGGCATGGGCGCGGGTGAAACGATCGCCGTAGATGCGTGGGACGCCCGGCAGTACCACGGGTAGGGCCACGTCCCCGCTATGATGTGGAAGGTCACCGGGAGTCAAGGCCGCCGTCCCGCATGTGGCTCCATCAAGCTTCACCCGGTGTGGTTAAGGTTCGTTCGGCTGGGCACACGGTGCGGGCCTTCCTTCCCGGCTGTCATGAACGTTCCTGCTCCCGGTGACCACTTCTCGCGTGTCGCTGCCGCCGTGACGCGCGGCGCTGACAACATCACCCCGTGACCGACACCCGCACCGCCCGCATGGGCGTCGAACAGTGGAGCAGCGGGGACGACTCACCGTCGAGGGACGGATTCAACACCTCTTTCGCGAACATCGAGGCCCGCACCGCGATCGACCAGCGCACGGCTGGACCGGCCCTGCCCACTGGCACTCCCACGCTGGTCGCCGCCGAGTACTTCCAGCGCACTCTGGATCTCGGTGGCGGTGCCACCGCCTACGCCCTGTACCGCACCGATGCCGGCGCCACCTGGCACGCGCAGTCGTGGATCCCCGAGACACTGCGGATCCGGCCACCCGACACAACCCCCCTGGTCACTGCCGACGCGCTGCGCATCGAGCACGCCAGCGTCGCCACTGCCGGGCTAGTCACTTCCTGGGACGGCACAGCGAAGCTACGCAACGCGCTACTACTCGGTAACTCCGCCGAGCCCACGGTGGGCCGGCTGTCGGTCGGCGGCCTGGACGCCATGCCCGCCAACGTGCGGGCCCGGATCACCACCAACGGCGCCGAACGCGGCCTGGAGATCCGGGCCGGCGCCGACGGCCTGACCACCGAGCTACTGCGGCTGATGGACGCGAGCGCGTCGATCGTGCTCACCGTTTCCGGTGCGGGCGCCCTGACCTCCACCCAGGGCGCGGCATTCGGTGGCATCACGCCGGGCGCGGCGACCCTCACGGTGGCCCCGCAGTCCGCCGGAGCACTGTCGACCGGTCTGCTGGCCTACGGGCAGGAGTCTGCGCCGACCCGGCCACAGGTCACCGTTAACCGCTTCCAGCCGGGCAGCTCCGACACCTCCTCGATCTTCTCCATAACGCCGAACCTGATCACCCTGGGGAAGGTGGCGGGCACCGACTGGGGCCAGCTGGATATGGGCGCGGTACTCGCCCGCCTGGTCACCGGGCGTCTCGCCTGGTTCCCGACGATCGCCTCCATCGCAGGCGGCGCACCGTTTCAGGCGTATCCCGGGCTGACCGGCTTCGCCGGTATCGACGCCACCAATGGCGTGAGCTCCACCATCGGCACCCAGTTCAATAACTACGGCTCGGCGACGCGGGACGCTGTCACGGCGGCTTCCTACCCGTCGGGGGTGAGCACGTGGACCGGGAACCTCTGGCGCGGTTATCAGGCGGAGGTCATCTCCGGTGCCCCCAGCGTCGCCGAGGTTTACCGAGTCAACCCGTTCGGGCAGATCCAGTCCAACGCCCCGTGGCGCGGCAGCGGCAGTAAGCCGACACATCTGCGCGACGCTCGCCAGTCCATCGTGCACCAGTGCAAGCGGATCTGGGTGGTGCCGGGGGACTACCCGGACGGCCAGTTCATCGGCAGTAACAGCAGCTTCACCTACAACTGGCCGACTATGACCGTGCGCTCGTCGTCGATCACACAGCTCGAAGTGGTCATGCGCATGGAAGCGCTGTTCTTTAAGCAGAATAGCGGAGCAAATCCGGACCGTCAGGTCATGCAGGTTCGCTGGTACTACTCGATTGGTGGCGGTGCCTACACTCTGGCCGATTCCGACTATCAAGAGGCTGCTTCGACGGTCGTTGACAGTCCGTGGCCACAGGCCCCCGGTGTTCAGAACACCTGGACGGTAGCTGTTCCGGTCACCGCCGCCGCCGGTACGACATTCCGCATGCGGATGGTCGTATCGCTCTATGCCTATGCTTCCGACGCCCGCTTGCGTCGCGCGGACCTCTCGGTCCGCGAATCAATCATCGAAACCTACTCACCCTCGGAGTGACCATGGACTACACCCTACTGTCGCCGGACATCTTCGCTCAATTGCGCACCCAGCGGATGCTGGATTTAGAAGCCGACCACTTCCGGGTAGAGCTGCGGCGGCGTGAGGCCCTCGACCCGGCCGAGGTAGACGCGTTGGTCGCCCAGCAAGCTGAGATCGAGCGTCGATACAGCGTCCACCAGGAAACACCGGTCGCGAACACGACCGAGGCGGCATCGCACTCCACGGCGGCGACGGATCACCCGACTACGGAGGGTTAATGATTTCCCCGACACTGGCCAACGTTATCGTCGTTGTGGTCACCATTGTGTGGGTGATTAGTTTCGCCGTGTCGATTTTCTCTCCGATCTATAAGCCCGATCCGCAGATCAACGTTATCTTTATGGGTATAGTCGGCGGCAGTCTTGCGCTCAAAGCAAAGCGCAAAGAGGATCCGCCGGTAGGTAAGCAGTGACTCCAGCCTACGTCATCAGCTCAATCATCTGGTCGGCTATCGGCTTCGGTGTGGGGATCAAGTTCGGGCGACTACAGAGCCGGGTAACAGAGATCGAGAGGCAAGTCGTGACCATCGAAAACGCCGCCGCTCCTACGGCAGGGGAGCCCGCCTCTGAACCCCATCATCGACACATCCCCGTACCACACTGGGACCCGCAACGGATCGTCGGTCTCGTCATCGTGATCATGGCTGCTATCTCCATGGCCGTGTCTTTCTACGCCGCCCACCAGCAGAACCGGGCCACCACCTGCCAGGCGACCTATTTCAAGCAGTACCGGCAGTCGCTGCTGGCTCGTGACGACGCCGCAAAGGTCGCCCGCGCGAACGTCCGTACGTCCGTGCTTGCCGAGAAAGACCTGTGGACGGCGTTCCTGAAGAACGCACCCACTCGCGCGGGCGAGCAACCCAGTCCCGACCAGCGGGCCGCCGACATCGCTGCGCTGAACAACTACTTTGCCGGTGTCGATGCCTACGTGGCGTCACTAGATGCCGCCAGTGCGTCGGCCACCCGCTTCCCCTTGCCCACCGAAACCTGCCCGTAGGAGATCGACTTGCTTGACACCCCAGGGCCGCCATGATGACCCGCATGCGCCGTGCCCGCCGTCACCTCCCATGTGTCAACGACCGTACCGCGATGATCGCCGCCCTGGTGCTCATTTTCGGCGCGGGAACCGTCACCGTGCTCGGCCTAACCAATGATCGGGATGCGGCGCGGGTGGTCACCTCCCAGCGCGACACCGTGGTCATCCAACGCGACGCGGCGGTAAGCCGATCCTTAAGCCTGGCCGAACAGGTGCGCCAGGCGTGCTCGGCCGGCGGCACCACGGCGACCGAACTGGCATCAGCGTGCGAGTCGGCCAACCAGGTGGTCGCCACACCCATCCCAGGACCACGAGGCATCCCGGGCACCCCGGGCTCTGTCGGACCGAGAGGCCCCGCAGGGCCGGCAGGACCGCCCGGCCTCAATGGCAAGGACGGAGCTCCAGGGGTCAACGGCACTCCGGGCAAGCCGGGGACTGACGGCAGAGACGGGGCGCCGCCAGCCGGATGGGTGGTGTCCAACGCCGACGGATCGGCTATTGCGTGCACGCGGGTGGCGAACTTCCATCCGACCGCGCCCCGCTACATCTGTGGCGATCCGGCCGCCGCACCCCGTCCGAAGACCAGGACAGCTCCGGCACCGACCACGAGTGCGGCACCGACTCCGGGAGGTTGATCATGATCACCGGCGGATGCCTACCTCTGATCTGTAGCCCGACCAGCCCCGGTCACCCATTCGGCAGCTGGTACCTGGCGATCGCCGACATCACCCGACTGCTGTGCATCTTCGGGGCGTTCACTCTGGTCGCCAAGATCGGTGTCGCATGGCGTCGATCAATGCCGCACCAGGGGCAGCGAGACCGCTACCTGGCGCTAGGACTGCTCGCCATGGTCATCACCGGCACAGAGCTGGAGAACATCGGCAACTACCCCAGCTATCGCCTGATCCTGTCATTGATAGCCCTGGCCTTCGCACTGCGCGGCTTGATCCGCTCCCAGAGTGAACGCCCGGCGACTCAGGTAGGAACCGACCCGGTCTGACGGCGCGTCGCACGGGTGCCGAGGCGACGTCTGGCCGATGATGACCCGCGTGCGGGCAACCACTGATCCACCACCGATGCAGGACTGGTCCGCTGAACGGCTCCAAGCTGCTCAGTTCGCGGTGGAGCTGTACCGGGGCGAGTTCGTCAAGCGTGGCGACAACGATGCCCTGATCGAGACGGCAGGGGTGATTTTCCGCTTCCTGACTGGCGCGGTCATGGCGTACTTCGAGTTCGGCACCGTGCTCGAACAGGCCACCAAATATCCAACAGATGATCAATTCGGAGGATCAATGTCTCAGCTGAAGGACACCCAGCAGGTCGACATCACCGTCAAGGCCCGCGACGCTAAGGGCTTCGAGGTCGGCGACGACCCCACCACCACCGCCGACGACATCCAGTGGAGCTCGGCCGACACGACCATCGCCACCGTCAATGTTGGCGCCGACAACCGCACCGCCACCGTCGTAGCCGGCAACGTGGGCTCCACCGTGGTCACAGCCACCCTAGGTCCCATCGTGGTCACCCAGGCCGTCGACGTCATCGCCGGTGACGCGGTCGCCATGGAGATCAGTGTCGGAACCCCTACCGACCAGGCGCCAGCGGCGCCAGCGGGCCCGTAGTTCCCGACTCGCCGCGCCCGGGGGTTCCCGCCGGACCCTCGGGCGCGGCGTCCCACCTGGGGGTAACGATGAAGAAAATCCTAGAGGCGATCGGCCTGGCAAAGCTGATCAAATGGCTGCGCCGTAAAGACGACAACCCGCCACCGCCGGAGGACGTACGCAGTTGAGAGGTCTCGATTACGCTGGAGGTATCCCGCCCGCCGCAGCTATCAGCGCGGCGGGCTACCGGTTTGTCGTGCGCTACCTCACCCCCGGCGGACCCGCACTACCTGGCAAGCTGCTCACCCGCGCCGAGTACGCCAGTCTCATCGCGGCCGGTGTCGCGGTCACCGTCAACTGGGAGACCAGCGCCATCCGAATGAAGGGCGGCCACGACGCTGGAGTGGCCGACGCCCGTGACGCCGACGCGGCAGCTCGCAAGATCGGACACCCCAGCAGCAAGCCCATCTACTTCTCGGCCGACTGGGATACCACCCCAGCCGACCAGATCGCTATCGACGCCTACCTGCGTGGCGCCGCCGAAGTACTAGGCCCCGACCGGGTCGGCGTCTACGGCAGCTACTACGTCGTCAAGCGATGCCTGGACAACGGAACCGCGCGTTGGGCGTGGCAAACCCTGGCCTGGTCCGGCGGACAGACCGACCCCCGCGCGCACATCTTCCAGCGCATCGGCACCGTGTTCATCGCCGGTGTCCCGTGCGACATCAACGAGTCCAACGCTGACTATTTCGGCCAGCACGTCTACGCCCCTCCGGCCGCGTTAGGAGTCCTCGACATGCCAGCGGGTGAATGGGTTACCACTCCGACGCCGTCGAAACACAAAGTCACTTTCCCGGTCGGGCCGAAGGTGTCCAGTCTCGTCGACAAGGGCTGGCTGGGCATCGACCCCGACCAGGTAGCGAACCTGAGCGTCACCGCCCGAGGCGGCGGCGCCGTGCTCGCCGCCTGGAATGAGACGGCCCCGGCTGACCGGCGCTGGTGGAAGGAACTGCCCGACGGCACCGAGACGTGCACCGTGTTCATCTCCACCCCGCTGGTCGGTGTCGCGGGCTGGTGTCTTGAGCTTAAGGCCCGCGCATGAGGTGGTTCGGTCGCGAGCCGGCGCAGTGGATCGGCCTACTCACTGGAATCGCGCTGCTCGCCGCACCACTACTGCCCTTGACCGACCTTCAGCATGGCGCGGTCAACGCCGCCCTGGTCGCCCTGGCCGGGTTCGCGACCGCCCTAGCGGTCTCTGGCGAGAAAGCCGCCCCCCTGGTCGCCGGCTTGATCAAAGCCGTGCTCGCTGTCGGGCTGGCATGGCACTTCGCGTTCTCTGCCGGTGCGCAGGCCGGAGTGATGGTTTTCGTCGAAGCTGCTGTGGCGTTCTACCTGCGTACTCAGGTGATCGCACCGGTAACCCCGGCGCCGGTGCCCGTGTTGGCCCACGGGGCGCACGAGGCGCCATGAGCAATGTCCTCACTATCGACCAGGGCACTAACGAGATCGTGCAAATCACGCACCTGGTTGGCGACGCGAAGCAGCCCCTCCCGATCGACGGCTGGGCGGTGCACGCCACAGCCCGCGCCGACTACGTACGGGGACCGATCATCGCTGAATGGCGCACCAATCCCACGGGCAGTGACGGTCTGGCCACGGCGTCCGGCCGCACGGTAGCCCTGAAGATCACCCCGGCGATGTCGGCGACCTGGACAGCGCGGCGCATCGTGCTCCAAGTCAAGATCACTGAACCGGGCGTGGATGGCCGAGTGGCCCGCCCCGGCGACCTGATACTGCTCATGACCCCCGACGCCGTCTCAACCTAGGAGTACACATGATCGACACCGCGCCGCGCCTGTACCGGGACTGGGTATGCGCCAAAGACTGCGGCAGTAATGCGCGCACATACGACGACAAACTGCCGCACCACCAGTGCAAGCGAATGGCTGGCCTCATGGTGCCGCTGATCCTCGCCGGAACGAAGGCGAAGGTCGAGCGCATTGAGCGCGGCGACTATGTCGGCACCGACCTCGTGCAGCGCGACGCCGACGGCAAGGTGTGGATGTCGACGGTGGTCACCCGCGACGACGGGCAGGACTGCACCGCGTACGCCCCGTGCGCGACAGCGACAGTGGAGAAAGGCTGACCATGACCGAGCAGGAACGGCGGGAAGCGGTAGCGGCCGTACCCGCTCAAGAAAGGCACGTTGCTGGCGCGCAGCAGCGGGTCGACGGGGCCGCAGAAAAGGTGGAGAGGTTCACCACCCACCTGGAGAACATCAAGGCTGATCTGGTGGCGGCGAAAGAGAATCTTGCCGCTGAGCAGGAGACGCTGAAACAGGTCAAGGCGACAGCTGATCAGGTACTCGCCGAAGGGCCGGTCACCATCGGGGGCGAAGAAGTGAAGGCATACGCGGGTGTCGCATCGGCGGCGGCTCAGGGTAAGGGTGGCGGTAACTGATGGCATGGTCAGCGAGCAAGATTTTCCGGGCTTACCTGGCGGACGTCCTGGACAACACGACCGCGCTCGATCTAGGGTCGGATGCTTTCAAGGCCGCGCTGTACAACAACACCGGCACTCCCGACGAGAACGTTACTTCGGCAAACAGCGCCTACAACGTCGGTCAGTGGGTCACCGCTAATGAGGTGTCGCAGGCTGTCCAGTGGCCTGCCGGCGGTGTCGCACTCGGCAGCCCGGTCCTCAACTCGGGCACGTCTGACGTGGTGTTCTTCGACGCCAACGACACCGCGTCCGGCTCAGCCGCGACCCTGGCCAACATCTTCGGGACCCTGATCTACGACACCACCGTATCTACTCCCGTGGCCAGCCAGGGGATCTGTTTCAACTACTACGGCGGTGTCAACAGCGTCACCAACGGCACGTTCACATCGGTGTGGAACGCGCTGGGCTTGCTGCGCATCACGATCACCTAGGAGGAAGTGCTCTAAAGTTAGGAGTCGATGTCAATGGCCATTGCCATCGACTTCACAAACAGCCCAAACGCGGTACCGGTAGCCGGTCAGGGCTCCGCTACAACCACAGCATTCACCCCGCAGGCCGGCGAATTAGTCGTCATCGTTGTCAATACCGGATGGTCGGCCGGCGGCACAGTCACCACCTCGATCAGCGACTCGGGATCCCACACCTGGACTAAGAGCGTTACCGTCGCGGGCGTCGGCAGTCTCGGTGGCACGTCCACCATCTATACCTGCTACTTCGCCACCTCTCCCGGCTCCATCACCGTCACCGTCACCACCGCAGGATGGGGATCTGGCGGTGGCGGCCTACACATTGACCCGTTCACGCTGTCCGGGTGCGCAGCCAGCCAGACCGGCGCCGCCACCGCGACGAACAAAGCGACCACCGGCACATCGTCCACCGTGGCGATCACAACCACGACGACCGGCTCATTCGTCATGGGCGCGATCAGTGAACCAACCGGCACCCGAACTTTCACGCCGAACGCGATCAGTCAAGTCGACAACACGTTCAATGACACCACCGATGTTTGTGTAATGCTCTGTTGGGACGCTAAGTCCCTTACCGGCACCCCAGGGTCAACGACTTTCGGTGGCACATGGAACACGTCGTGCGCATGGAACATCTGCGCCCTAGAGATCCTGCCCTCGACGTCCACATCGGCGTCCCCGACAGCTGGCAACGCGGCGGCATCCGCTGCGGCGAAAGACTCAACACCCGGGATCGCGCCCGCGTCCGGTGCGGGCGCGGCGAGCGTCGCAGCCCAGGCGCCCAGCGTCAGCGTCTTTGCCAGCGCCGGATGCGCCACCGCCAGCGCGACCGCCCAGGGCGCCACCGGGCAGGTAGCGGGCGCGGCCGGGGCCGGGAGTGCCAGCGGCGCGGCTCAAAACGCCAGCGCCACCACGAGCTCCACCCCGACAGCGGCCACCGGCACCGCAACAGCACCCATTCCTGCCGCGAGCATCGCCGCCCCAGCGGGCGCTGGTGGTGCCAACGCGGCAGGACGGAGTCCCGTCGGACAGGTTGCCCCCGTCGCCGGGACAGGCGCCGCCAGCGGCACAGCGCAAACCCCCGGTGGCACCGCCACAGGCGCCGCCCGGGCGGCCAGCGCCACAGCAGCCGCCCAAAATCCTGGTAGCACCGTCGCGAACACTCCCCCGGCGGCCAGCGCCACAGCAGCCGCCCAAAACCCCGGCGCGAGCATCACCGCGCCGGCCGGGGCCGGGGCCGCCAACGCCAGCGCGAAGACGGCCACCGGATCTGCAGGCCCTAACGCAGGCACGGCGACCGCCAGCGGGACGGCGAACCCGCCGAGCTCGGCGAGTACAGCGACCGCGAGTACAGCGACCGCCAGCGGGACGGCGAACCCGCCGGGCTCGGCGAGCGCGACGACTGCCAGTGCGGCGACCGCCAGCGGGACGGCGAATCAGCCGAGCTCCGGGGTCACCGTCGTCTCCGGTGCGGGCACTGCCACCGGAATCGCGCCGGGACCATTCGGGGTCACCGCTGTCATCGGACTAGCCGGAACCGCCACCGCAAGTGCAGCCGCCCAGAACACCGCTGCCGGGGTTACCAGTGTCTCCGGTGCCGCAACGGCGGCTGGCACCGCCCAGGGCGCCAATACCGTGCTGGTGGCCACTCCGGGCACCGCCAGCGCCAACGCCAGCGGGCTGAACGCCGCCGGAGTCACCGCCGTCATCGGTGCCGCTGGAGTAGCCGGCGCCAACGCGGCCACGCCGACACCCAGCACGCGGATTCTCGCCTCCACACCCGCTGCAACGGGTATCGCCAGTGCACCCACCGTTGTGCCCTCGGTTGCGACGATCGCTGGGGCCGGGACCGCCAGTGGCGCGGCCGTCAACGCGACCGGGGTCACCGCTGTCACCGGCGCCGCCGGAGTCGCGACAGCGACCGCCAGCGCACCCACTGCCATGCCGGCCGTCGCGGGGACATCAGGCGTAGGTACCGCCATCGGAACGGTGACCACACCCAGTGTCAGCGTCACCTCGACCGCAGGCACGGCGGCAGCTACCGCCACCGCGAGCACGCCGACCGCCACAGTCACCGTCGGGGCCGGGGTCGCCTCGGCCAGCGCGACAGGCAACGTCGCGGCCAGCAACATCGCACCCACGCCAGGGGTCGCTGCCGGCACTGGCATCGCGCCAACCCCCCTGGCGGGCACCGCTAATGTGGCGTTCGGTCAGGCCGGCGTCGCCTCGGCCAGCGCCACCGTACCCAGTCCCAGCGTCGCGATCACCAACGCTCCGGGGGTCGCACTAAGTGCGGCGGCAGCGGGCAACACCACCGCTGAGATCATTACCCACGCGGGGATCGCCAGTGCCAGCATCACCGCCCCATCGCCAGCCGTGCACTTGGCGGCCCAGGCGCAGGGCGCTACCGCGACCGGGACCGCACCGACACCCGGCGGTACCGGGATCGGTCATGCCGGGATTGCCAGCGCGTCAGCTGCCGCTCTCCCGTCGAACGCTCACCTACTGGCCGTATCCGGCACTGGCGCGGCCGGTGCGACGGTGCCGGGCGCCACGGGCGCGGTTGCCCCCCGTGCAGGCGTCGGTGCGGCCAGCGGAGCGGCGAAAAATGCGACCCCCATCGGGACCACCAGCGCCGGGATTGCCACGGCCAGCGCGGTCATATTCGATCCGACGCCCAGCGTGCGAGCTGTCCCGTCGGTCGCTGCGGCAACCGTCAGTGCCTCGGACTCCTCTGTCGACGTGGCCGCGCGCGCCCGGGTCGCCGCAGCCCTCGCCGCAGCCCTCGATGCAGTCGGTCGCCATAGTCTCGGCAAGACCGACGCCGGCAAGGTCACCGGCACGGTGGTCCTGATCGCCGTGGCCGCCGCTACCGCCAGCGTCACCCAGACAACAGCGGGCAACGGCATACGGACGAAAACGGCGACGGGCAACGTTACGCGCGCCAAAACAGCGGCCGGCGACGTGACTGTGTCGCGGGCCGCTGTCGGGTCAGTCAGTTAGACGATGTCTGGTGTGACCTCGCCGGACATGTCGGCGCCCTCGTGCGTACGGATCCACTCATCCCGGTGCGCGAGGATGTACGCGCGCACCGTTGGCCAGTGGTACAGCTTGCGCGGCGTCGGCGAACCGACCTCCATCAACGCGGCCGGCTCCGGGAAGCGCACGTCGGTCTTCCAACGGTGGAAGGTAGTCAGCGGGACTTCCGGGCCACCTGTTGCGGCCGTCACCCGACACAGGCCCCGCAGGGTGGCGAACTGCCCCCGCGCGGCCTCCTCCTCGGTATTGACGATCGGCAGGTCCTTGTACCGCTTACGGACCTCCCACGTCCTGCCCACCTGCTCGTGGTAGGCACCCACTTGCTCGGCCGACCAGTAGGGCACGCCGTCGTAGTTCCACTTCGGCCGGGCTAGTGCCTGCATCCGGGAGGTGGGGCCGGTCGTGGCTGTCGACCACATGGCGGCTTGTACGGTGGCCGCCTTTAGTCCCGTCATCTCCGCCACCCGACCGAGCGGCAACATCAAGGCGGTGAGCTCACTCACCTTGGTCGCTTCCCGCTGCCACAGCGGCACGTAGGTCTCGTCATTAGTAGCGGCCATGGTCATGACCCCGCCTCCTCGTGCAAACGCCTGCTCTCAAGCGCGGCTGAACACAGCGCCAGCCCCGCGTGCCAGGCCATGTCGGAATTGGTCAGGCCGGCGGCGATCGCCGCCCCGCCCCGGTGCACATTGACACTCACCGCCCCGGATCGCGCCGTAATCGACATCACGGCGCCCGGAGTCTCGGGCGTGTCTTGCTCTATTCGGTAGCGCGCGAACTGGGCCAACGACTCATCGTAGGTCGGTATCACCAGGGCGCCTGGATTACCGGCCTTGGTAACCGCATCGACCACGGCGCCGATGTCGATGACCGGCTCAGAGACGCCGCCGATGTCGATGCGCGGTGACGAGTCGATCACCTCACGCGCGGCGATGATAGCTGCTGAACGATCAAACAAAGGGTCTCCTAAGGTCGAACGGAACACCAGCGATCATACCAGAGGGTGATCGCGACGACGGGGGCCCCGACCAGGAGTAACGTCGCCTCCCAGCCGGAACCCCCATCACCCTACTACGCGGTAGCCAGTCGGCGAGCCGTTCGCGCGAGCGGTGACTTTTTGACGTCCCTCCGCCACGCCGGGTACTGCTCACCGAACACCTGTGACACCCGGCCCTCGACCATCTTCAGCATGTAGCCGCCCGAGGTCATCGTAAACGGCGCCTTGCAACGGTTGAGGTAGTCGAAGTCGCGCTTAGCGGCCGGGTCGAACCACGCGGACGTGACGAAGTTGCTCACCGCCACCGGCTTGCCGTCAACCAGAATCGAGTAAGAGTCATTCTCCACCGGATCACCGAGCTCCAGAGCGACCGCCCACGCGCCGTCGACATCCACCCAGCGGTTGCATGCCGCGTCCCCGAAGGTCTCCAGCACCTCATGCGACAGCGTCGCCGACACCGAGTACTGCCCGGACAGGGAACCTCCCCCGTTGTCCAGGATCACCCCGGCGAACACCCGGCCGTAGACGACACCGGTGTTCGGGTCTTCGGTGTGCCAACCCAGCACGCCGGGCTGGTCCGAAGTGTCGAAAATGCCGATCACCTGCGAGCCGGGAGGGGCCGAGTGCTCATCCGCTGCATAGACGACGGGGCGCGGCGCCAACCCGTGCGCGGGGGCAGCGTGCCACCACAGCTGACTGGCGCAGGCCCGGGTCATCAGCTGCACGTCTGCGTTACTGACACGCTTCGAGTGGTTCACAACCGTGATCAAAGTTCATCTCCTATCGCGAGGCTTGCTATAGCGAATACGGTGGCCACCATGCCCCTTACGCAAGATGGCTACGTCGAAGGCGCGCCGCACGGGACGTTGGCGGGCCTCCTCCAATGGAAGTGCCAGTGCGTGTGCTGCACGGCGGCAGGCAAGGCCCGCACACTGAACAGTCAGATCCTGCCGGCTACGCCGAAATCACCCGCACTGGAGGCCGCGCCTTCACCCCCAGAGCCGGAATAAGCCCCACAGCGGCCCACACCCCAGCGTCGAGCTCGTTCGGGCTCTCCAGGTCACCCGGTACCCAGGACGTGAAACCGTCCTCCAGACCAGGCAGGGCCCCCACGATGTGCGCCCGATGCTGCTCGAACACCCCGGCCACCGGCTCCGCCCGCACCCGCTTACCGTGACTCGCGTGCACGCTGGTGATGCGCGGCAGCTTCGAGTCGTTCTCTTTCGCCACCATCCGCAGCATGGTCGTGCACAGGTCCCCGCCTTGGTTCGTCTCCACGACCATCGCATCAGCCGCCCAGTCCTCGGCCGACTCGATCGCCCGCAACGCCCACGCGCGCGGCGACCCCCGCATCGTGTAATCCCCAAGAAAATACAGGTGCGGGCCTTCAACTTTTGCTTTAGCTCCCTGCCACCCGTGCATCGGCGCCCCACCCAAACCCACCGCAACGATGCCGCACGCGTCGGACGTGTCGTTGATCGTCACCGCCGGGTCGACACCGACCACTAGGCGCCGCAGGATCGGCACGAGCTCGCCGTCCATGACCCGCGTCGACTCGATCAAAGCCGCCGTGACGAGAGCGCCCTCGACCTCGTCGAGCATCTCGCCTTCGAGCTCCTGGCGCCCCGTGGTGGTGCCCGCGTAGCGGGTCTCCATCTCCCGCAGGAACGCCGCCGAGAGGTTCGCCGCGTTCTCGTAGGTGGACCCGCGCGTAGTGACCACCGACGGATCCCCGCGCTTAGCCCGCTCCAGCAGCTCCCGCAACACCACCGCCGACCGGCGCGGTGTCGTGGTGACCACCATGCGGGGATGGCGCCCGATCCGCAGCGCCGGCAACAGCGCCTGATCCCACAGATCCTTCTGACCGGGCCCGAAGCTGGACAGCTCATCGAGCCACGCGCCCGAAAGGTTGTAGCCACGCAACCGGTCCGGGGCGTCCGCGCTGGCCAGCACGATGCGCGACCCGTTGTGCAGGTGCAGTACGTAGTCGGCTTTGTTGTAGGTCCGCAGGTCTTCGCCCAGGGCCACGATCAGACCCGACGGCCCCTCGGTCGCGATCTTGCGTGCGTCACCGAACGTCGGGGCTACCACCGCGTAGTCCCCCCGGACGGTGGTAGCCCACTCGATCAGTACGTTGGAGCCGGTCCACGTCTTACCGAACCCGCGCCCCGCGACAATCACCCAGTACAACCATTTGTCACCAGGTGGCGGGATCTGTGACGGCCGGGCCAGATGGCGCCAGCGGCGCGGCGCGCGGGGTTCGATCTCCCGCAGCGCCGCCAGGCTCGGCGAAATCTCATCAGCCCAGCCGGGCAGTTGCTTGACGCCTAACGCGTCCCAGTCCACCCCTGCCCGCCGGCTGGGCGGAGCGAGCAGGTCAGCAGTGGTCGGCCGAGCCGGAATCGACTTTATGTACTCCAGCGCAGCAGCGAAGACAGCAGCGTCTGGTTCGGCGGCGCCCGCACGGGTGTAGGCGCCCCGGACGGGGCTCGGCACGTCGGCAGTATGCGGAGGGTCAGCAGTCTAGGAGCGTGTGACACGCGTCGAGGAGATGGAACAGGGCTAAGCCCATCGCCTCATCACCCACCCACTCCTGTAGACCGGACAGGGTGATGTCCAGATCACCCCGCGACATCGCCGCCTCATACAGCGCCCCGGCGGCCATTCCTACCGCCATGCGTCGTCGGGCAGTCCCGGGCAGTCCACGAGGTAGCGTCGAGCAACAATCAAGTTCATCACCATGAGTCACCAGCGCCTCGCCCGTCTCCTGGTTCCCGAAAATCATTACGCCACGCCGGGTCGCCGAGGTGATCAAGCAATTGCCGGATGTGCTGATTACTACGTACCCATCCGGCTAACGCACCGGCGGACTGCCAGCGCCGGAGCTGCGCCAACTGGACCGGTGTCGGGACGTTGACCTCATTCTTGAACTCGACGACCACCATTCGACCCTCGATGCAACCCATCACATCGGGGGTGCCTCTCGTACCGGAACCGGTCATATGCTTAACAATGAAGTAACCCAGCGTGTTGAGCAGTGCGACGCCGTTGTCTTTGATCGTGGCCTCGGTCACCGGGCGCGCAGCACGGCGCTTCGATGGCGGCGCGGGCCGCGCGGTGGCGTCGAGCTCGGCATCGACCGTCATGCCGGCCAGGAAGTCGCTCATCGCGGCCTCCGATCAACACGGACCACCAGGGTGGGCAACGGGCAGAAGTACAGATGGTTCGGGCCGACGTAACACCCGATCCACCAGTCGGCGACATCGATGTAGATCTTGATCTTTTTCACCGGCTTGCCCCTTATGACGTGCGAGAACCCCGACGGTTCCCACGGAGTGTGACGCGCGCGACCTCGCATGGGCGATCGGAACGGTCGATCCACCCGCGCTGATCGGACGCCAGCAGCAGCCCGCAGCGTTTACACCACACGAGACCCCCCGTGGTGCCCAGAGAGTCGGGCTCGTCGGGCACGTGCTCCAGTGGCGCGGTCATCGGACCATCAGCTCCGGCGGGATCAACGCCGCGCGCGGCACCGACCGCTCCGAAGACCCCAGCACCACGCACGTCTGCTCGGCGCGGGTCATCCCCACGTAGAACTGCCGGCGGGAATTGTCCCGCGCCCGGCCACCCCGCAACCACTCCTGATAACCCGCGCCGGACACCGACGGCGACAGATACACGCACTGCGCACCCGCGCCTTTCACGCTATGGATGGTGCCGACCACCACCTTCGGCTCGTCGACCAGCGCCGCCGGACCGTGCGCCTTAGCCACCGCCGCCGGGTAGGTCAGCTTCTCCGGCATGCCCTTCAGCCCCCGTGCGCACTCCAGCAACCAACCCAGTTCCGGTTCCGTCGCCCGCATCAAAGCCTCATCACTGGCGAACAAGCCCTCAACTTGAGCGATGTCCAGCGTGCCCGACGGCAGCAGCTTCGCCGCCGTCTTCGCCCCCCGTACGAGACCAGCCTCTTTCACCGACACCAGATCAAGCCACGCCCGCACGTCATCGCCAGTCCACAGCCGTGACCGGTCACCGAGGAGACGCTCATCGAGCACGAGATAGCGGAACAGCCGCTCGGCCGGAGTCATCCCCGCCGCCGAAGACAGCGGGTTCCACCGGGATTCGGCCGGACGGTAGTGGTTGCCGAACGGCACGCCGATCTGCTTCAGATTCGTGATCAACTGACGGAGCATGTACTCACACGCCGCCAGCACAAGCACCGTGCGCCCGCTGTGCGCGTCCCGTGCGATCGCCTCCGCCGTGGGTATCGCCTCGATCGGGTACGACACCGGGTAGATCTGCCCGGTGACGTCACGCGGCCGGTAGGGCTTGATCCGCCGATTGCCGCATGCCTCAATCCAGGACTGCGACACCGCGTGCACCGACGACGGGATCCGATAAGACTGGGCGAGAATGCGGTCGGTGATGTTGACCCCGTCGCCGCTGGTCAGGGCAAGGATCGGCGCGGGATCACCACCACGCCACGCGTTGATCGCCTGATCATCATCTAGGGCGAAGATCGTCTCACCGGCCAGACCACCCCAGGCGAGCACGAGCGCCGTTTCCAGCGGGGTCATGTCCTGCGCTTCATCGCTGATGAGGACCTGCGGATTGCCAGGGGCGCGCTCACCATCCAGGGCCCGTTCCAACGCGATCAAGATCATGTCGGTGAAGTCGACCGCGCTCACCGACCGCTTCCAGCCCTCCCACGCCTGCGCAAAACGGCGCACCTCCGCTGGCATCTCACCGGCCGGTACTAGCTGCGATCGGGCCATGTCATAGAGGGACAACAGCTCATCACCACTACCTCCCCCCGCGCCGGAATCAGCGGTGTCCGGGTGTCCCCTGCGCCCGTCGGGGGTGAGGCGCCACTCGAAACCCACCCGCGCGTTCCACTCCCGCAGAATCTTCGGCTCCAGTGCCACATCCGGCGTACCGATCGCCCGGAAGGCCAACGAGTGCAGGGTGCCGACCTGCCGGTCCGGCAGGCCGAGACCCATGGCGGCCAGTGACTTCGCAGCGGTGACCGTGAACGAGGTAACGATCACCGAGTCGGGGCCGCGCTCGGCGACCAGCTCCCCGATAGTCCGCTTCAGACTCGTGCTCTTGCCTGTGCCTGGAGGGCCGTAACGGCGTTCGACCTCACCGCCGGCCAGCAAGTGCACCGTGCCGGCGGTGAGGTTGTCGGGCAGCATTTACAGCACCCCGGCCAGGGGGCCGAGGCACAGTTCCTTGCGTGCGCGGGTGACCGCCACGTAGGCGAGCATCGCAGCCGCCCGAGTGAACAGCGGCTCAGCCGAATCGTCGTCGGACTCGCGCGGCGCGAAATCCTGGGCGATCAACACCTTGTCCCACTCCCGGCCCTTCGCCTTGTGCCCCGTGGAGATGGTGACTTCCGCGTCGACCTCCTTAGTGCACAGGCGGCGCTGAAGGGACAGGATCTGGTCGGTGCCGTAGGTCTCCACCAAAGTGACCAGCATCGCGAAGTCGCGCCCATCCGGATCGTGGTTGACGAAGTCAAGGAACTCGTCCCAGCTGCGGAACCCGGCAAGATCGGGGTGCTTCGGGCGCCGGCCCGCCTTCAGGTCGGCGGCGCCCTGGGCGAGCCGGGCAGCTTCCCCCACACCACCGACGACAGCGGTCGCCCGGCCGGCTTGCAGCTGGCGCAGCGCGGCGTCGATGACACCCATGTTCGTCCGGCACAGCACGGCGGTGGGCTCGAACATCTCGTCGACCACCCGGGAGTTGATCGAGTCCAGACCGGACAGACGCAGGTCGGCGTCGAGGTAGTCCAGCCACAGGTTGGCCTGCTCGGCGATCTCAGGCCCGAACCGGAAGGACTGGGTTAGGCGCCGGGTCGGCCAGTGCGACCACTTCGCCATGGCATCGACCGCGCCGTTCCACTCATAGAGCGCCTGGCAACGGTCGCCTACCGCGCGACGTGCGGCGATCTGACCATTGACGACGGCGGCCATGGCGCCGTTAGCGTCCTGCGCCTCATCGAAGAAGATCGTGTCGAAACGCAGCGCCGGATTGGAGAGCTGCCACAGCTTCAGGTAGACGGCCGGGGTGAAGGTCAGCCGCCCGCGAACGTTGGTGAAGTCCTCCCACGCCCGATCGGCCAGGCCGGCGACGTACTCACCCATGTGCGTGTTGTCTTCTTCGGACAGGCCCGGCATGCGAGGTACGTGGTAATTCGAAATGCGAGCACTGCCGCTGCCGCAGAAGCGGGTCAGGGCGGTGGCAACGAGCTCGGCGACGGTCTGGTACTCCAGTGGCTTAGCATCGGAGTCGGGACCGAACCGCAGGTCACAGATGTTCAGTACCTGAGCGAGCTCACGGATCTGGATACCACCCATGCGGCATTTGGCAACCCGGCTGCCGTAGCGGCGGATGGTGCCACCGTAGGCGAGGGAGTGCGCGGTGCGGGCCGTGACGTTGGGACCGAACGAGTCGGCAGCTTCGAGCTGGACGGACTTGTTGTAGGCGACGTAGAGGATCTTCTCTTTCGGTGCGTCGGCGGCGAGCAGGCGCAGAGTCGAGGTCTTGCCGGTACCCGCGCCGGCTTCGATGATGAGGTTGTGCTCGGTGCGGGCAGCGTCAACGATGGCGGCCTGTTCGGTGGTGGGCTGGAATGCCACGATGATCTCCTTGACTGGCGGTTACCGGAACACCACAGACACTACCACGTGACACGGAGGGTGTCACATGCGAATCGCAGCCCACACCAACTCGACCAGGAACCACAGGCAGTAGACCGCCAGCAACAGCTTCAGCGCGACCAGCACGCGGGACACCATCATCCGATCCTCACCCCCTCCAGGTAGCGCAGCATGGCTGACATCTCCGTAGCGTCCGGACGCTTCCAGAAAGAGCCGACCGCGACGTAGCGCACACCACGCGGCCTACCGCGTAGGTCGTGAAAATCGCGCGGCCAGATGATCCGGTGAACGCCCAAGCCGTTCTCCTGTGCCCAGACCACCGCCTCCCGGTAGGTCCCCGCGAGCACGATCACCCGCTCGCCCGGCGCCAGCTCAATCACGGCAGCTCCACCTCCCGGAAGCTCGGATCGAAATCGGCCAACGTAGGCGATGGCCCGTAGGTCGCCACATCCCACAGCTGCCGGATGGTGCGCACCGCGTCGCGTCGCCAGTACCGCGACAACGGACGCTCGTGACGCTCCCCGGCGGTCCAGCAGTCCCCGCAACCGCAGCAAAACACCGTCGGGTCATACCACTCGGCGAAACCGACCACCATCTCCTGACGGCGCTGCTCGAACGGGCAGTACTCGATCCGGCGCCGGTAGAACGTCGTCGGACGGTTAATGTGCACGCTGGTCATGCTGCCTGCATCGCCATCCGGTACGCCTTAGCGTCCGCCACCACCGCCTCGACACACGGCACCGCCGCCGTGCCGTTATCCCATTTCGTCAGGAAGGCGTCGTGCAAGCGGTCGAGCAGGGAGTCGGTCGCCGGCCGGTGCTCATAGAGCTCCTCGCCGAGCATGGTGTACGGGTAGCCGCCACACGCGACCTCCAGCCACCGACCGGCAGCTTCGCAATGCCGACAGGTTGTGAAACGATCCCACTGGCCGTCACACAGGCCGACCACCTCGACGTAGTTCTCGCCGGGCTCGATCCGGCGCCAACATTCCGTGCACACGTGCGGCTTGCGGGCCCGGCGTTCGTTGCGCCGGTGAACCGTCCACGGCTCGAAGTCGTCACTGAGCATGCACACCGGGGTCACCTCCGTCGAGAACGACGCCCATCACGTACGGGCACTGGGCGTGAATCCGCTGATGCTCCGCGTTGGACCGGCAGCCCACGCCCAGTGCCGTGCAACGCGGGCAGATCGCCAGGTGCGTGCCATCGGGGGTGAACACGTCGGCGATGTGTCCCTCACCGTTCACCGATGCCTCGGGCTTCCACTCGTGTCCACCGAACATGTGGCTACAGGACGGGCACGGTGACCAGAACCGTCCCGTGGCGCCCGCATAGAGCCGGTGCAGCACACGGGGTAAGCGCAGCTCCATCACTCATCACCCGCCATCGCCGGGTCCGCCGGGGCGATCAGCGGGTCATCTACCGGGGCCGGCTGTGCCGGCGGGTCAGGCTCCGGCTCGACGACGGGTGCGGTCACCTGGATACCGCCGTCGGCCTGCTCGCTGAGCAGCCGCGCGAAGATCGGTGTCGACGCCATGACGTCTTCCTCGGTCGCCTCCTGTTGTTCAGTCATCGTGCCGCCTTCCCAGTGAACGGCACCCGTGGAGTGCCATAGCGCAAATAGAGGGGGTGCTTCGGGGAGCCATCGTTGTTGGTGCCCAGACAATGCAAGATCCGTTCACCATTCGACAGTCGCACCGTGTTGTGCAGCATTTTCGTTACCTGCGCTGCCCGCTCAGTAGCGAACGGGTGCGAACCCCAGGCACACACCGTTGAATCCGCACTGGCCGCGACCTGCCTCAAGTAACGATCGTTGAAAGTCCCGATCGGGTCACCGGGCGCGGTCCACTCATCACCCAGCGCGACCCGCCGCAGCTCGCTCGGATTGCGCGAACGCCAGGCAAACAGGTTCACCACCGCAATGGAGCCGAAACCCCAGTCTCGAGCCAGGATCATACACTTATAGATCGTCGCGTCATTGATTGTCGCGTTGGCTGTTGAGGGGTTCAACATGACGTAGCAGCACGACGGCAGGGCGCCATGCCACTTGCGAGTCAGCCAGTACCGGTAGACACCAGGCGGAGGGATGTATGCGTCCGCCAACACCGGACCGAAACCGTTGACGACGATCTTAGACGGGTCGCAACTCAATTTAAGAGTCATGCCGCCCTCCCCTGCACCGGACAGCTGCGCCACACCGGGCAACTGGCGCACGCCGAGCCCGGCCGCGCCACGAACTCGGTATCGGCCTCCGCCTCACGGGACGTCGCGGCGACCGCGTCACCAGCGGCGCGCGCCTGCTCCGGTCGGATCGGGCAGATCACCGCGACCCCGGCGTTGATCGACGCGATCTCGATCCACACTTCGGTCTCGCCGAAGATCCGTGCCGCGCATAGCGCGCCCAGGGCCAGCTGGCGATCGAACGGCAGATCCCGTGCCCTGGGTAGCTCCGAAGTGGACTTCCAGTCCCGCACGGTGAGCATCCCTCGGCGCCGGTAGAGCACGTCGACACGCATGCTGATCGGGACCCCGCGATGCTCGATCTGGAGGTCGCGCTCCACGCCGAGCACCTCGTCATCGGGGTACGGGCCGAGCCGGTCCAGGGCCGCGATCACCGTATCCACGGGCTCATCAGTGGGATCGTCTTCCACGCCCAGCCGCGCGACCTCCGCATCGATCGCATCCATGACCGCCGAGTCGCGGTAGGCCCGCAGTCTTTGACCGCCCAGCCCTCGCTGGTGACATTCGTCCTGCGCCGAGTAGCCGGCGGCCAACCCGGCGTGCAACAGAATCCCGCGCGCGTTGCCGCTGCCGACGTCGCGGGGCGTGTTCGCTACGCGAGTCAGGTAGTACTGCTGAGGGCACGCGAGATATGAGCGAGCAGCACTGATCGTCCACCGGCGGGTCACAGTGACACCGCCACAACCTCATCAGAGTCGAACCACTCGTGCACTTCATCGACGCAATCAGGGCGATCGACGCGTGATCCTCGATGCGGCAAGGGATGACCGAGGTCGCGAACGCAGCGATAGCGTTGCGGTCGCAGAATCTCGTACCGACTTTGCGGATAAGCGTAGGGGTGCCGCTGCGCTTCACACAGCGCCGCGCCAAGGTTCGACCGCTCTCCATCCCGGCCGTCTTTTGGCCAGGTCAGACTGCAATCGTTGCAGTCAAAACCACCCTCTGGGTTGGCGTAGGTCGTTTCACCGCAGTACGAACAGGCCGGAGGGGTGAACTCTAGATCAGCGATCCGCACAGTCATGGCGTGCCATCCAATCCGGGCAGCATCTTGTGTCCCGGTGGTGGCGTGCGCACCGGCGCCGCAGCGCGGCGCCGGAATTCCTCGGTCAACGCCGACGCGGCCGCAAGCTGGGCCAGACTCGTTCGAGGCTTCTGTTGTAGCTGGCCTATGAGCTCGACCAGGATCTCCCGACGGGCCTGGGCGATCTCCTCGCGCGCGCGGGCCATCAGAGCTTCGCCGGATTATCAGCGGGCAGCGCCTCGCGCGCCGCGTAGTACTCCGACAGCGGGATGCGGGTCAGGTGCTCGCAAGGTGGATGTTCGATGCCCCAGCTCAGCAAGTGACCGTCCGGGACGGTAAGTACGCCGGCCCGTGACCACCGAGAATGATCAACGTCGAGGATGGCCGGCATGACTCCGTGCGCCTCCAGCACGGTGGAGATCTTCGGACGCTTATTGAGTGTGACCATCTCTGTTCGCCATGGATCGCCCGTCTTGCCTCGATTAGTGGGCACCAGTTCATCGCGATTGCGACTACGAAACAGTCCCTTCGGCGGATCGCTGGCGGGATCGGCATCGAAGAAGCCGACGCACCTCAGATCACCGAAAACAGTGTGCTGCCACATCGAGTGCACCGGTGCGTGCGCATCTTCCCATGGACCGAGTACGTCGCGCTGGAAGTCCTCGCGGGCCTGATGGTAGGCGTGCAGAGCGGCACTGAGAGCCTCACTGGCGCGGTAAGCGTACTTCTCTGAGGTCATGTCTCGTCTCCTCGAATCGAAACCGGAACAGAGTCTAGGCTACCACGGCCGCGCGGCGAGAATAAGCCCCCCGGTTACGCGGCACGGTGGCGGACTTGCGGACCACCGGCGCGCCGCCGCCGTCATCGAGCACGGCTAGGGCGGTGGCGATGCACTGCGGATGCACCGGCCCCGCCGTCGGGTGGTGCCACATCGTTGACGTACGACACGCCAGACAGCCACCCAACGGGCCAGGCATGAGCACCGCCAGCCACTCCGCCACCTCGATCGGACCCCTGATGTCGATCATGTTGGCCCCAGCATCCGTATCTCGGCCCGCTTATCCTGAGCGTCGCGATCCACCATCCGCGCGTGCACGTGCGCAGCGAGATCATCAGCGGCCAGAATGTCGGCCGCCAGGCGCACCCAGGTCAGTTCGTCACACACCGTGCGATGCCCCTCGACCACGGCCATCGTGGTCGAAGGAATCTTGCAGCCCATCTCATCCAGGGTGTCCATCAGCTTCACCGCCGACTGCGGCGGGAACCCGGCCGCAGCGATCGCCGCCCGCACACTGTCCAGCGGCAACCACACCTCGATCTCGTCCGGCGAGTCACCCGTCACCCACGGATCCCGCGACGTCACCGCCGTCGCGAACAGCGCCGTGCCCTGACTGCGCCGCAGCAACCCCACGATGGCCCGACGGGTCATCTCCGCCGGTGTCCCCTCCAGCATCTTCCGGGCCACCTGATACAGCCTCGGCCGCCCTTCGGCCCGCCACGCCCGGCCAGGCGGCATGTCCACATGCAAGTGCAGGTCATTGAAAATCAGTTCGGTGACCTTGCCCCGCTCACTCCACTCCGACTTAGCCCGCCACCGAGTAGAACCCACCGTGTTAGGCCGCCAACTGCCCCCAGAGACCACCGATGAGGCGTCGCGCAGCAACCACACCCGCACCTCGTCATGCTTCTCCAAACGGCGCAACCCCACCGCCCACACCGACACCCCAGTAGGCAAACCCAGCTGCACCGCCAGCTGCGCACCGATCGCCATCTCCGTCGCATCCGGCGGGGCCGGCATCGGACCATCCACACCTTGACGGGGTGCCCGCGCGGCGTCAGCGTGCTCGGTCACCGGATCCGGCTCCGGCTCCACCCGAGTCAGGCGCGGGGGTTGCGGCTTCCTGGTGTCCTCAGTCACCACGTTCAGATCAGCGACCGGCGGAGCCGGATCGGGCTCACCCTCTACCTCAGGCTTAGAGTCCGGCTCGGCCGTCATCGCCGCCACAGCGGCCCGGATCGTCTCGTGATGCGACACGACAGCCGCTTCGGCGGCCCGCAACCGCGCCGCCACCTTGCTGATCGACATCGCCAGGTAGCTCGTGCGCTTACCCGGATCGACCTTCTCCACCTTGCGACCGATCCGCAGCCGCCGCGACATCACCACCTGCGCCGCGCACTCCACACCCAGGTCATGACGCAGCACGGCGGCGATCAGCGCCATGTCGATCGCCGAATCGTCATTCTCGTACTCGTCGTCAGCACGGCCAGAAAAAATCTTGTCCAGCACCTCATCGAAACCCGAGTCCAGGACCGACTCCAACCAGGCGGGCAGGAAGTCCTTCGAGGTCCGCACCTCAGCCCACAAAACGGGCAGGTCCACCCCGGTCAGGTCGCCGCCAGCGTCGCCCAGCGGAGAGCTGTAGGAGTCCAGCAGTGCCTGCGGGGCGAGAACAGCCTCGAAAGCCTCCAGCTCATAGCGGCGCGCGGCGTCAACCTCGATGACCCGCACCGGCAGGTTCTCGCCCTCAACCTTGCGGTTATAGGACCCCGGTGCCCGCATCAGCCGCGCCAGGTCACCCACCGGATCCAGATGCCAGCCACCCATCTGCCGGGCCTTGATCCGCAGGGTTGTCACGAACGCGTGTGCCAGGGTCGCCGCCCGCGCCCGATCGGCCTCGATCCGGGTTGCGTCGATGATCGGCACGCCGTCGTCGTCGGCGTCGACCGCGCCGAAGATGAGCGGTTCGGACAGCCGCCAGAACGCCTGAATCCCGTGCCCGGTGTGCGTGACCACGGTCGGCGCCAACCCCAGGGAGTAGGCGATCCTCACCGCCGTCTCCACATCCGGGCAGTACGTTTTCTTGCTCTTGTGCGCGGGTGAGGCGATGTCGATGTCAGCCCACAGGAAGGCAATGCCGGCGGTGTCTTTCACGTCGAGCCGCTCAGCTTCAGCGGTGGCCCCTCTGGTGAGACCTACCCCGATGTAGACCCCCGTGACCGCGCCCTGGGCCGCGCGCAGGACCGCAGAGCACAGGGGATCAACCTTGGCAGGCGTCCACCGCGTCTGCGGTCCCGGCAACGAGGTGACCGTAAGGAAACACCCCGCCAGCAACTCGCCGTGATCGCCGAGCAGCGCCTCCGCGAAGGTGCGCGCCTGCTCGGCGTGACTCACGTCCCTTCCGGCTCTCCCGTGTGGTCGGCGAAGTCGCCGCCCAGGCCGTCGCCGTCGCCGAACCGCTCGGCGGACACGTTGTCACCTTCATCCTCGGACGGTCCGGCGGCGGCGGCCACGATCGCCTCCACCGTGAGGACCTTCGCGAACTCCTGGGCGTACTTGTATGACAGCGCGGCCGGCGAACCGTCCTCCGGCCCACCCAGGCGGGTCTTGCGGGCACCTTCGAGCAGTCCCGTGATCGAGGGCACGATCTGGGAGTAGGTGTTGCCGTTGGATGTCGCTTCCTTCAGGCTGAAGGTCATCCGCACACCCGAGTAGTGCATCTGCAACTTCGCCGACAAACTGATCATGAAGGTGCGGACCAGCTTCAGCGACGTCGGCGGCACCGACAGCAGCGTCGGCAGCAGATCTCCCTCACGGAGTACGAACAGCAGCAACATCTGCTTACAGGCCTTGCCAGAGCCCTTGTGATGGCTCCCGAAGACGTTCATCGGGCACCCCTCGCAGGTCCGCTTAGGCTCTCCGTTGATCATCAGCGGGATGTTCTTACCGCGATTTTCGCCCAGCTCCCCGAACTCGCCGGTGGCGATCGGGAACTTGCCATCAGCGCTGGAGCACGTCGGCGGAGTGTGCGAGATGGCATCCGGGTTAGCCGGATCCACTGGCCAGTAGGCCCGCGCGTGCTGCCAGTGAATCAGCACCACGTCCTCCAGGGCGTGCACCATCTCCGGGCGCCCAGGGCTCAGCGGGTCCGGGATCTCGAACGACAGCCGCCCGCCCGTCGGGGCCGACACCCGAGTCAGGTCGCTCGCGTTCAGTCCGGTACCGACGTTGTCCTGCAACACCTCCAGCAGACCATCCACGCCATCGATCAGCGCCGGATAGTTGTCGACGCTCACCACGTCCAGGCCCGCGCCACCGCGCGTCGCCACTGCCTTACCAGCCATGTCACCACTTCCCTCCGTAGCACCCCAGTGAGCCCTGTTGCCCAGCCGGGGGGATCACCACAACCACCCCATTCGGCGAGTCACGAGGCAATGACGCTAGCCCCGCGACCCGGTCTTTCAGCCCCCCGACGCGCCGACGCCCGCCGGATCCACAGCACCGTCGAGTACCGAGCTGGGAGTCCCCTTGATCCTTCGGCGCGCCCGGGTTTCCCGGCGCGTCGTGAACGTCACCGCGTACCGCTCAGTAGCTTCGATCACCTTCGCCAGGTGCGGCGGGATCGGCTTGTCCTCGCCCTCCAAGTCCCGCAGGAACGCCGAGAGCTGTTGTGAGTTGTACGACGGTGGGGTCACCAGATGCCCGAACCCATCAGCGGTCAGCGCGTCGGCGACCTGCTCACCGGTGACATCCTCAGAGACCTTGCGCGCCCACAAAGTGGGGCGCAGCGTGCCGATCCGGTCGCCGAACTGCTCAGTGTCCTTGCCGGCGTTGACGTACTGGTCGACGAGCTCGGCCTCCACCCGGTCCACCTCCACACCGAGCACCTTGTCGAGCCGGGCCAACTCCTTACGCTGGGCCTTCAGCGCGTCGAGATACTCACCCAACTTGCGGTCAATGCCACTAGACGTGGTGGACACCGGTGCGGTCGCCATCAACTCCTGCGCCTCGGACGCGCCCGCCCGAGCGGTGCTTAGGGCCGCCTGATCCATCTCTGCGATGAACTCCGGCACAGGATCGTAGGTCCCGTCATCCATGGCGCGCTGAACCGCGCGGCGGCGCTCCGTGTGCTCCCACTCCGCTTCAGTGATCTCGGAATCCATCCGCACCGCCATGACCTTGCCCCCGCAGCCAGCGACATGCTGAGCGTGAGGCGTAGCCATCGCCCACGTACAGATCCAGTCGCGGAAGTAGGCCGGGGCATTCGCCGCGAGGTCACCGACCTCGGCGCGGCAGTAGTCACTGAGGCGATTCAGGTTCGATGTCGGGTCGGGATCCCCGACCGCGTAGAGCCGGGCGGGAGTCGAAGTTGAGCCTGATGCCACCGGGCCTAGACCGCGCGCGGCGCGGTAGGTGTCATCGGTGGCCAACAGGTGCTTGTGGGTAGCGAAATCAGACATCGGGGAATCCCCTCCATGAGGTCGACCGGAACAGTTCAGACTGTACCAGTATCAGCCGTGGTGACGCAACGTGCGTCTAAGACGGCGCGCCGCTCACAGTGACGCGACGATAGGGCACACCCACGACAGCACCAACGACCACGGCGAACCGGAACAGTAACGTTGTTATCGGGTAGCTACCGACACTCTCGGTAACAGCGGCCACCCACCCTTAGCGGTGGCCCGGATCCGCTCAACATCAGCCGGCAGGCTCGCGATCCGTTCGTCGGCCGCCTCCCGAGTCAGCTTCCCGGCCGCCACCTTCTCCTCGATCTTCGCCAGTGCCTTCGGCGTGGTGAAGTAGTCGGCCAGGCCGAGCTGCGACTCCTCGAACCACAAAATTTGAGCGGCGTGCAGCATCGCGGCATCACCCATAGCCAGCACCGCGCGAGCCTCCCGCTCACCCTTAGACGGCCCGTACCGACCCGGTGGCCAGCTCCGGCACGTCGCCAGCCGCCACGCCAGGTGACCGGCCGCCAGCGCATCAGCGAACGCGTCATGCGCCGCCGTCAACTCGATCTTGTAATGCTGGCACTGAGTGGTCAGGGTGCGCTCACCGGGACGCCACTTGTCACAGCATTTATCGATCAGCAAGGTGTCGATGACCGGCCCCGCAATGGCCAGCTCCGTGCCGAGCTCGCGACCGAGATTACGGTCCAAGACCGTCAGGTCGAAATGGACGTTATGCCCGACCAGCGGCACATCAGGGCGCCAGTCGGACAACACCTCCATCATGTCCTCAAGCACATCGGCGCGCGGCTGGCCATCGACCGTGGCCTCCTCCGTGGAGATCCCATGCACCGCCGTCGCGCCTGGCGGGATCGGGCGAGTCGGGCGACACAGCCACTTCCACTGTCGCCGCTTCTCGCCAGGCCGCACGTGAATGATCGCCGCCTGGATCAGGTGCGCGTCCTCCGGCTCCGGCGAGTCCGTCTCGGTGTCGAACAGCAGAAGTTCGCCACGGATCCAATGCTCACCCATTACGATCCCTCGGCCGTCGCAGGGCCAGTGCCACACAGCACCGAATGCCGCCGGTACAACGGCCCGTAGGTCGCGATCGTCTGTTCACGCTCGAAATGCGGCACTACCTGCGCAGTCAGCTCACCGCCGATATAGTCCAGCCGCACTCGTCCCGAAAGATCCGGCTCGGCATCCAGCGGAACCGCCTTGCGTTCCGTAATGGTTGTCGCCCAAATGGTTGGCGCCGCGCATCCAGGACACACCGACCGGTCACCATCTTTGATCTCCATACCTCTCCCATCCCCGACAGCGGAACAATTCCCTATCCTATCAAGCCCTCGCCGGGTAAGCC